GAGGGATCCAGTGGACCCACTTACGCACATACTTGTGGTCGTAAGCTGGCACCGCACTGCGTATCACTACGTCATTGATAGAAACACCAATGACAACCCCACCATAGCGACCCTTCTTTAAGATGGTCCCCTCAACATCTCTATTCCGGTACCTATCAAGGTGCCAGAGGAAGAGAGTTTGAGAACCACCCGAATACACCGTCGGTGTACGTGTGCAGTAAGCACGGTACATCGGGATGTGAAGGTATCGTTTCAAGTGGGTCGTGATAAGACCAAGGGAATAGCTGGTCGAAGCGTCTATCCAGACGCCAGACATGCTATCACCGTTAAACGGCACTAGTGGGAGTTTGTACGCGGAGACAAGCTCTTTGCACATATCCCATACAGCGCCATCAGGAGGACTGATTGACACCAACCCATTCACGAGGTGACAAAGAACAGACTTTCGTTCCTTAACATCTCGAATATAAAACGGGGTAATGTCACATCCTTCATAGTAATCGCCGCCACAGGACTCTCGAAAGGGTCCACAGTGGTAGCTCTTACCAGTGTTAACGGTAAACCCAAGGAACTTCATGAAACGCACTAAGTCGTCATATCGTTCACTTTCTATGATAATATCATCACCATAGACGGAGAACCTCTGAGAACCGACAGCGTAACATGCCGCAGCGAACAGGAGCGTCTCTAAAGCAAACGTAGCTCCGTTCCCCATCGAGGAGAACTTCGCATACGTGTGCAACTTATTGTCGTGAGACAACAAGGGAGAACGGACATCGATCAAATAGCGAAGCCACTCACCAGGAAGGAGAGAGGCAACGCAGTTGTAACTGATCGTGTCGCTAGCAGCAGAAAGGTCGACAGTGGCCATAGTACCGGTCACCGAAGCCTCCTTCGCTAGTTTCCTGTTTAAGGACTGGTCGGACAGGTTTATTCCGCGCTTGCGGAGTCTGCCCTTGGTCCATACGTCGAAAGCAAGCTGGAGTGGGATATTCCCATCTGGCTCACAAGCAATCGTACGTCCAGTTTTCCAGTTCTTCGGTACAACCTCAACTCGGTTGTAGGAGACCTGACGTGGCTTAAACCTCTCATAGCCGAAGTACTTGGCTAAACACGAGAGATATGGCACAGCGCCAGGAGTACACCACATACGGGGAGAAATCTTCATATGCGGATACGCCCTCCTACGCGAGCGGACAGCAGTAGCTCCTGCAGTAACACGACACAACCTGGGTAACTCATCCAGGAATTGACGGTAAGAGCCCAAAGCAAGCCTAACGTATTCCTCGGCACGAGACCACCACAAGTCAAGATCGGGAGCTAATCGCTCGCGCTTGGCGTAATAGTAGTCTAGCCTACGGTTAGTGATACGGCACTGCTTCTCGCCTTCGAAGAAGGTCTTGATAGCAGCAGCTTCACACACAACCGATTCGGAATACACGGCATTCTTCTTAAAGAATGCCTCAACTTGCCTCAAAACTCTAAACCGCTCCCGAGAAAGCAATGCATCGGGGATAAGTGTCGAGCAGGACGTTAGGTGAAGCAAACTGCGACTACGCAACCAGCCTCTCAGCTGTTTGCAAATCGCATCACCTAACAGGCCGTGATGGTCACTAACATAGCGTCGACACGCGTCGTACGCAAATGCTTGGTAGTCCATTGTGGATCTCCCAGTTCAGTGTGGTTAGGACGCTTTACTGTTGGTCGATAAGCTGACTTGCAAGGTTGCAAGACAAGCCGATCTCGCTACACAACGAATCGTGTAGTTTATCAACAAGTGTAGCGCAAGAGCCCAGCAGTGCTGCAACAGAAAATAGCAGCACTCCCATCTTTCGCCTCATTGTCATAGAGGCTAGGACAGGAATTCCTGGGTACTCACAGTGTTGGCAAACTCGTCACCCGCAATGA